GCGTTCATAAGCCTGTATCAGTGCATTCTGATAACTCTGACCTTCTAGCTGTGCCTGCGCTACCTCTGGAGCCATAACAGGCATAAGTTCTTCTTGGAACTTCTTTAGGTTCTCATTAGAGATATTACCGTAGTCAAAGTCATAACCCTCAAAATCTTCTAGGGTCTTGTCAAATGCAAACTCACCTACGTTACTCTTGTCTATGCCGCCGGGTACAATAAATAAATCTTCTACAGGAGCGTATGCGCCTGCTTCAGCCATGTCAGCGCCGGATGTAACATAGCCTTGGTCTGATAAAGAACTCTGTAAAATGTCAGCAAACTCTGATGAGTCTTCTCCAGTACGTAAAGCGTCGTAGTAAGTAGAGATGTTAGCAGGTTGTACTTGTGCTGCTTTAGCTGCATCTGCTTCTGCTTGTAGCCTATTACGTTCAGCTACTTCTTCTCTTAGTGCAGCAAGTTTAGCTGCCTCAGCAGCTTGGTATTCACGCTCTGCTCTGACTCGTTCTTCTGTTTGTCTTTGTAGAGCAACAGGGTCAAAGCCGCCAGCACCAAACAATCCTCCGGGTATAGTTATCTGCACTATTTACCCCAGTGAGACAAAGTTTTGATACCAAAGCTAGCAGCTATAGCGCCACCTAAGAATGCTTTGTAGTAGTCAGGCATAGTAGACAATACGGAAAACCCTTCTTGTACATAGGGAACCATATCAGGAATGAAGGCTCCAATTAAAGGTAAACTCAAAATAACTGCAAACCATTCGTCCTTCCATGAGGACTGTGATGCAGCGGCTTGTTGAGTTTCCCAGTCTGCGTCAGCATTAATCTTACGCATTTTGGACTCATGGACAGCTTGCTTTTCAGCAGCTTTATTTTTAAGAAAAGTACCAGCTAAGTTAGCTACAGGGCCAATCAACGCTTGCCACATGTTACACTCCTTAAAGATAAAGCTAAGGGGCCACCGTAGCAGCCCCCAGCTAAATGATTGTTACTTAGGAACAACCAAGGTCAAACCTGACTCAGGACGCAGTACGTTTACGCCGTACAGAGTATCTGAGGTGAACAGGTTAGCAAGGAACTCTTGCTTGTACTGAGTCTGAGAACGAACTCCCAGTTGTTCAGCCATTACAATTGCATCCTTCTGGATCAACAATGCACCCAAAGAGTCTACAGTTGAAGCAGAGTTAGCAGCAGCAGTTTCAACTACAGGGCAGTTGGTGCTAACAAATACGTCAATGCCGTACAGTTGACCAATCTGACCGCCAGTTACCTGACCGTTGTTTACAAAGTCAGAACTTACGTAACGGTCAATACCCATGATGGTGTTGCGTACTGAAGGAGGAATGACGAAGCAACGGTTTTCCATTGGTACGTCAGCATCGTCTAGCTTCTGGATGATAGCGCGGAAACCGGCGTCAGTAAATACGTCAGCAGTTGTTACCGTGTCAACAGCATAGGTCGTAAGACCATTAGTAGCGTCTACAAAGAACGTACCACCATTGTTTGCATAGGTCGTAGAAGACGTACCAGCAGAACCAAGGCCAGTAGCCAAGCTGTGCAGGTCGGTGTCAACTTGCTTCGCCAAAGCGTAGCCAGCATCTTCCGTGTAAAACTGACGTAGTGAGCTAAGAGCCTGTACGTCCGTAATGTCTTCAATCAAACGTGAGTATTCAAAGTGCTTGTCAATAGAGATCTGCACTTCACCTTCCGTAGCGTTCTGAACCGTTACAGCGGTGTTCTCAGCTTTAGCGTGAGCATCACCACGGACAGGCTTAGGCACATGGATGGTATCACCCTTCTTGCCAGCCATAGACATCTTCTTGACAAGGTTTGCCAATACGAGGTTCTTCTGGTAGGCTGCAATAATCTCATCACTCCAAATTTCTGGAATGAAAGTAGCTGCACTAGTGTTGTCAACGAACCCGCCAGTTGCGGGATATGTGGAATCAGTCATAATAAATATCTCCTAAGATATACTATCTGACCCGTTTTTCTGCGTATGCCTTCATAATCTCTGGTTGTAGAGCAGCATAGCGGTCAGGGTCGGTTCTCATAAGGTTAATAATGTCTGCGCGTCGGTAGATCTTCTTAGGTGCTGACTCAGTACTACCACTGGCATTACCAGTAGAAGCTGCCTTAACTGCTTGCTTACGGGATTGCTCCTCTACAGCGGCAGTCTGCTGTACAATGTTCTGTCGCTCTTTCCACAAGCTAAATAGCTCATCAGCGGCTTCACTGTCGTACTGCTGGTCTGCTGCTACAAACAGCTTAGTCCTAACATTAGATGCCTTAATCCATTCAGCAAAGTTATTATCCTGCAAAATCTGTTGCATATCAGGGTGCCTACGTTGTAGCTCTGATAGTGCAGTGCTTGCACGATACTGTTGCGTTACGGCTTCAGCTTCCTTAATCTTAGGATGGTTCTGAATAGCCCTGTCTACAGCCTTATCAGGGTCTGTAAACCAATCTACTTCTTCGTCTTGTTGGGGTGCTTGTTGCGTATCTTCTGTGAGTTGTGTCTGGATATACGTATCAACAACTTTACGTAGCTCACCTACTTCAGAACTCTGTCGGCCCAATAGCTTCTCAGCTTCTTGGTGCATCTGTACAAGCTCTTCAGCAGTCTTGCCTTTGTACTTATCAGGTATCTCAGGTTCCTGTGGTTCAGGGGTTGCCTGTTGTTCCTCTGGTTGTGCAAACATCTCTAGTTGCTGTTCGTTATCTTCTTGATTATCCTGACGCTCAGGTTCAATAATCTTAGCCATTATTAACTCCGTACCTTAGTATTGTGGAGGTTTTTATTATGAAGGTTCTCTACGAGGTTTGCCTTCGCTCATGTGCCATGTGTTGTTCCCGGCGCTTAACCCATCTGTCATGTGCATCAGGGAAGTCTCCACTGATACCTTCAAGATTAGATCTCACCGGGGAGATAACACGTTTAGCGTCCAAGCCACAACTGCACCTAGAAGTTGTGACATCAGACTTAACTAAATCTTCAAACAGTTTACCGCAAGGGCATCTAAAATCAAACAACCTCATCTACAGCTTCCTCAGAGTCTTCTGATTCTGCTTGTGATTGAGCATTGTCAATCTGTGTTTCAAGATTAAGTATGGTTGCTAGGATAGCTAACTGTCCCTTACGGAAGTTCAAGTTATCATTATCCGTAGTCATCTCTACTGAGTTGATTTGTCCAACATTACCCTGTAAGTCAGAGATTAGCTGTTTCCAGCCTTCTGAACGAAACATTGAGAAGTAATTGTTAAAATATGTTTCTAACTCTTGAGTCATAAGTATTTTACCTTTGTTAAAGAATACTGAATGTACGTAAAGTACCTATCTATTATAGCATACTTTTTTGTATTTGTCAAGTGTTTTTTAATAAAAAGTTAATTAAAAGTGCAAGTATCATAGGTAGTAGTATAACTACAACGCTAAAGATAGCTGAGTACTGTTTAACCTCCTTCCAAAATTGTTTCTTAGCTGCTGCCTTTCTAGCTAACTCTAGTTGTTTAGCCTTCCTTGCTTCAGCCATAGCAGTCATAGCTTCGTTGTATAGCTGCCCGTTACCACTGACTGTAAAGAGATCTTTAATCTCCTTCATAGTCTCTTGTATTTGTTTCTTGGCTAGTGCAGCTTTGACAGCATCTGCTTCAGATAGCTTACCTTCATTCTGCGCTCTTGCTAGTTCAACCTCTGCACCACCAAGGGACGATAGGAAACCAGAGATACTTGAGATGTCATTGGTTGTCTCCGCTACCCGCTTGATAGCAGATGTAGCAGCATTGACACCAGCAACAATTGCACTTATCTCTGCTATCATTGGTTACTTCTTTTTCTTTTTAGTCATACGTTTTTTAGCTTTAGCTGCCGCTGCTTTACCTTTAGGGGTATAGCTGTACTTCTTTCCACCTACCATTGGCATAGTATTCTCCTTACTACCACTTAGATTTATTGGCCCAATATGCCGCAGACATCTTGCCCTTGGCTATATTCTTTGCATGTCGTGCTTTAAACGACTTACGCCTTGCTTTTTCAGAGGCTGTCTTAGGGTTCTTCCCTGCGCCACTGACTCCTTGCTGACCATACCTGATGGTCTTTACTTTATCACCTTCCTTAGCTACTACTACATGAGATTTAGTAGGATGGTTAGGGGTTCGTTTAGGTTTGTTATAACCGCTAACTCCAGCACGTTGGAGACGCGAATCTTTTTCTTTCGCCATTACGCCGCCTTCTGTGCTTGTTTTGTAACTTTTCTAGGTGGTGTTGTATCTTTAGCATTAAGTGCCTCTAACTCTTTAATCTTAGATTCTAGCTCTTCAAACTTCTTGTTGACTTGCTCTACTATTTGAGTTAGTTCTGTACGTGTTACGACCATCAATTTATCCTTGTTGTAGTCTAAGGGGTTGACTTGGTTGCTGTGGTTGTTGCTGAGGTTGATTCTTTAGGTCAATCTCTTTCTCTTTCAAGAATGTCTGAGCAATCTTCATGCGACGCTCAAACTCCTTGTCCTCTTGGTCGCCTGCCTTCAGGTTAGCTGTGACTGCCTTAATCTGGTCAATCTGTAGCTCCTGTGGGGCAAGCTGTGTCTCTACAGCAATCTTCTGCGCTCTAGCACTAGACTCCTGTGCCTGACCGTTAAGTGCTGCTGTCTGTGACTGCTGGAAGGCCATCTGTGCCTGTGCAGCCGCTTGTTGCATCTGCTGTTGTTCTTCAGTAGGCTGTGAGGCTTGCTCTGCCTGCTGTAGCTTAGCCATTAGTTCTTCACGGTTAGACAGGTTCATGTTGTCAATGATTGACTGGATTAACGTGTTGTACAGTGGAGACTCTGCTGGCATGGTTTGCAGTAGTTGCACAAGTTGCGTTACTTCGTACTCACGGGCAATGATACCTAGAGTAGATGTAGTGTTAAACTTGTAGTCCTTGACAGGGTAGTTCTCTGGGTCAAACTGCATGTAACGACAAGCAGCCTTCTTGACAAATGGGATTAAGAATGACTGCTGAAAGTTAATTAGGGTACGCTTATGACGCTTGATGATTGCACCAAGGGACATACTGATACCAGCAGCCGTAGCGTCACCATTGATACTACCGGGGATACCAGCAGAGTCAATAGCACCTGTAGACATCTGAACCATCTTTTGTAGTTCTGCTGCCTGTGCAAAAGTAATCTGACTAACCTGACCAAAGTTAAATGGATTGAGTACAGTCTTAGGGTCGCCATTGGTCAAGATGATTTTACCGGGACGTACCTCTGGCCTAGAGCCTCTAGGAAGCCGTGTAGCGTCCATAGCCATCATTGGGTGTACTGTTAGGGCTAGGGCATCAATACGTGCACGTAGCTCCGTATCAAGCGCCTTCTGGCTGTTGTAGCCCTTTTCACATACACCACGACCCCAGAACCTACCGGGTACTACATCCCAAGGGAATGCTACTACAGGACGATCCTGCATCATGTATGGGTTAGCTTCTGCTTTTAGTAGGATGCCTCCATTAGCGACAACCACAATAGCTTCCACGTAATAGCTGGCATCTTCATCGTTCTCTGGTTCCTCTACTTCAATATCAGCAATGTCTTCATCTTCGTCAAGCAGAGCTTCCTTCTCGCCAATCTCTAGTAGGTAGCGAGGCACAAGACCGTAGTACTTAGTTAGGCGTACCTTGTCATCATCATAACTTGTTAGGTCTTGGTCTGGCTCAAGGTCGTAGTCACTAGCTGCCTGACCTACGTATACGTTCCTGTAGACACCTTCTTCCTGTAGTTGTTGTACCTTGTGTCGTGGCACAAACTCATCCACAGCAACGCCTATAGCGTCCTCAATGGACGTAGCTACTGGGTCAATTAGGAAGTTCTGAGGCATTACAGGGCGTAGTTTGACTACAGTACGGTCTGTTACGTTAACACCTACTGCCTGTAGCTGTCCATCCATGATAGGCTGTGTAGCAGGAGCCATCTCTTTGACTTCCTCTAGCACTACTTCAGCTACACCAGTACCAAATACAGCACTGTTAATAAGACATTCACCTACTTGCTTGCGTATCTGTGTCTTCTCAAAGTCCTCATGCAGCTTTTGTCGCAAATAAACGACATCTTGAGCCTCTGCGTCACCCATATCGTCGGTAATGTCAAAATAACTACCACGACCAAAGGTTGCTTCCTCAATTTCTGCTACACTGGACTCTACAGCCTGCTGTAATGCAGGTGAAATGATACGTGAACGCTCACTTTTGCGTTCCATGTCCTCTGCTGCCCAGATACCCCGCCATAAACGGTAAAACTCTTCAAATCTTTCTGAATAATTGGACTCATAGTGGTCTCGCCATGAGTCACACTTAGCCATTACCCAGTTTTCTAGGTGTTCGTCACTTGACAAAACGTCATTGTCACCATAATCCATAATTTTTACCTTGAGCGTGAGCGTTTAGTTTTCTTTGCTATCTTCTTAGGCTGTGCTGAATGTTGTTTGCCAGCCTTAGTGTCTTGTCTCTTTTTCTTGGTGGTAGCTGCGTACTCTTTACTGGACAAAGACTTGATTGCTTTTTCCGGTAAGTAGCGTTCTCCAGTAGCTTTAGAGCCTTGAGTACTAGGCTTACCTGACTTTGTACGCCACTTTTGCTTAGTCCACTTCTTTAAGGACTTCTGTGACTTAGCTAGAGCCATTATTTGTATCCTCCACCCTTGGCTTTGTATTCCTTTGCCAACATCTGGGCTTTTCTCGCTGACCATTGTCCAGCTTTGCCACCTTTTGTACCTGCTTTGATTTTATTAAATAGGTTCTTACGCATAGTGGGCTTGGTGTAGTTACCGGCTTCATTGACTCTTGACTTAGGTTTAGCTTTAGTGGGCATGTTAATATCCTGTTACAACGTCTAATACTTCAAGATCATCAATCTCAAAGTCATATGAGTAGGCTACTTTAGCCAATTGGTCTGTGTACGCAAAGGCATCCACAAGGTCATCGTGTGTTAGTACATCTGGAAACTGAAACAACTGGTCTAAAAATCTACTGTTCCATTCACCCTTACCCAAGGTAATCTGACCATTCTCAAATCTACCCTGTAAGGCCCACATGATTCTATCTGTCTTCTTCTTGTTGCCGTGAGTTAGTTCTTCTACAACAAAGAATCTACCACGTTGCTTCATCAAGTCCATTAGGGGAGACATAACAGCTTGTTTGGAGATACCACGCTCTATGCCTACACTGATGGGCCTGTAGTCCCGTACAGCCTCAAAGATCTTCCTAGCTGTCTCCGCTAAGTCCCAGCGACCATGTATAATGTTCTCTAGATGCCAGCCATTCTCATTTACTTTTACAACAGCA